CTTTGAGTGTCCAGCCTTTGATTTCTTTGCTGCGGAGTCTGATGGTGATGATGTCGTCTAGGTCTTCGACTATGAGGTTGACGGTTTCTGGTACCCAGCTGATGCGTGTGTGGGTGCGTTTGAGGGTGAGGCCATCGTCGGTCTTGTCGAGTCGGTACACGATGTCTACGTCATCGTTCTTGGCTGATGAGCCTCGTTGGCCTTGTTTCTTTCCTCCGTCTTTGCCTGCGTGGTCTGTGCGTACGCAGGCGACGTTGGCTCGCTTCAGGCTGAGTCCTGTGGTTCGTGCGAACTCACGGTAGGAGTCTGCTGAGTTCTCTTCCCCATCGATGGCGCGTCCTGTGGTGTCAATCACTACGACTTCAGCCTTGGTTAGTTCTACGAGCTTCATGATGGCTGAGGCACCTTCGGTGGTGTTGAGTGGGGGGAGGTTGGGGATGAGTGCGTAGTGGAGGTGGGAGAGGTCGTCGTCTTCTGTGTAGCCGAATTGTTCTAGGCGTTCGTAGAGGTCTGATTCAATCATTTCGTAGTCGAGGTACAGACAATGGATGGCTGGTTGGGCTGGTTGTCCGAGGATGGGTTTGCCGGATGCGAGTGCTGCAACGACGTTGAGTGTGAGCCATGACTTTCCTGTTTTTGCTCCAGCGAATAGGGCTGTCTGACGGCCTTTGGCGATGAGTGGTTTGGCTAACCATTCTTCGGTTGCATGTTCGAGTGACCAGAATGTTTTCCAATCCACAAGCATCGACAGCATCTCGTCTGGTGTGGGGATTGGTGTGACTGGTTCAGGTTTGCCTTCAGCGGTGGCTAGGAAGGCTTGGGAGGCTTGTTTCCAGTCGCCTCCGTGTTTGGAGGCTGCATAGTATCCGAAGCGGTTGTAACCACCTTCTGGTAGCCAAGGGATGCTGCTGGTGAAGACGATGAGTGCGTCGTTTCCGTTGTGTCCGATGGTGGCTGATGTTCCGTCTCGTGGGTCTTTGCCTGGTCTAACCCAATGCTGTTCACCATGACGGTCAGTCTTAGCCAATGTCCAGCCATCAGGGATGAGCAGTTCTTCCCACGTTGTCTTCGCACAGTAGCGGGCTGAGGGGGTGTTGGGGTCGGTTAGAAATGAATCGGGTTGACCGACGGGTTTGACCATCTCTGGTTGTTTGGTGAGTAGTTTGACGAGCCAGTCTGGTGCTTTGGCTGGTTTGCGTTCGTGTGGGCTGAGGCCATGTTCCCATTGGTAGGTGCGTCCGTTGGGGTGGATGGTTGGGGCTGCGAGGACTTGTCCTCCTTCACCACGAATGTCGAGTCCTACTCCGAGGCGTGAGCCTGCGTCGTTGCGGATGTCTTGGTCACAGTAGAAGTACAGGTGTTGTCCACCGGTACCCGTGATTGCTGTGACGGTTTCGGGGAGTTGACCGTACTTTTCTTGTAGGTCGTGGAGTGTGTCTGAGCCTTTGTATTCTTCACGGTCATCCACGTCGAGGACAAAGATGCGTCCGTGTCGTGTTGCTCCTGTTGCGATACCTATTCCGTAGCCTGAGTATTGGCTGGTGAACCAGTCGTTGACAACGTGGATGTCGTTGCTGGCTTTGTTTTGCCATTGTGCCATCGGTGGATACTTCTGACCAGGCTTAATCGGGATAACCCTGATACCAAGTTCAGCAAGTTTGATTGCTTCTTCACGCATTGTCATTATCCCTCCTACAGGATTGGTTTGTTGAGTGTAGTTGTTATTCGTCTTCGTCTTCGTCATAGCGGTTGTTGAATGACCTGGCGATCCGATACTTCTCTGCTGCGCTCGCTGATTCGAGTAGGCCGAGACTGGTTGAGGCGGTTTGATTGCGTAGGGTGGTGACCCAGAATGTTTGGTCTCCTGAGATGCGTTCGATGTTGGCGATGACTACATAGGAGGTGCAGAGTCCTTCTGCGTTGGCTTCTATGTATTCTGCGATTGGGTCTTCATAGTCATTCGTCAAAGTCATCCATCTTTTCACCGCATGACGGGGCTTGTGGGATGGCTGGTTGAGGTATGCAGGGGCAGAGTTCAGCGACTCTCATGCTTGCTCGAAGACTGTGTAGTCGGCATGGCTCATCTTGAGCATTCGTCCGGTTGGTTGGATAGCAATCCACGAGGGAGAGTCAGGGTCACAGAGGCAGCCTTGAAGGATTTGTGTGTCATGTCTAACCATTGACTGACATTTGTTGCATTGGACACGGTAGATCATCGGGTCAACCAATAAAAATAGGCTGACAGGATGATGATGATTGCAATCATGGCTTCCATTATTTTCCTAACTGTTCTCTAAGAGCTTCTAGTTCGTTGCGTAATGATTCGATCAACTGATTCGCTTCGTTCAGCATATGTACTAATTCGTTGCGTTCATAACCAAGCATGAATAGGTCGAGTGCTAACTCGTTGTCACGACTCATCGTCGTTCCAGTTTGATTGGTGATGACCAGCGTGAATCCCATGCGCTACCTGGCTTGGTTGCGATGGTGACCGTACCGTCTTCGTCAAGGCTGACGAGGAGGTAGAGGCCGTTGGTGTCGTTGGCTTTGAGGATGTCGTGGTTGGCGATGTGTGCGAACCAGTTCGCTGATTGGTCTCGGTGTGTGAGGACTGAGATGGTGTGGGGTGCGTCTGGGAAGTTACCGATTTCCGTAGTCACGGATTCTCTCCCTCAGTTCATCGTTCTCCACGATTAGTTCTTCAACCTGGTTCTTGAGTTCGTTGATGCGTCGCATCGCTGAGTTGAGTGCAACCTCTTTGATCCCGACCTCAACTTCTAGGTCTTTAATCATGTCGGCAACCTTGTCAGACAGGATCATCGGGTTCATAGTTCGGCTCCTTGGGCTAGATAGATACGAAGGCGTGAGATGTCTGAGTTGGCTTGGGTGAGTGTTACTCGACAGGATTCAAGTTCTCGGAAGAGTGAGTCTGCTGTGTCTTTCAGGTTGTCACGTTCCTCGGTGACTCGTGCGAGGGCGTTCTGTAGGTCGTTAACTCGCAGCTCTAACTCTGCGAACTGGTTTACATCAATCATTTTTTTTGCCTCCTAGCAATTTCAATTTTGAGTGCTTCGATGGTTTTGAAGAGTCGTTCTTGGTCGCCTTGACCGACGAAACTTTTCTCAAGAAACGCTATTGCGTTCTTTAGGTCTTGGATGGTCATGTTGTCTCCTGGCTGAATAGGTGCGACAAGTTGGGTACCGCAGGGGGCTGAGGGGGATCAGCTCGATACCCAACTTGTCACGATTTATTGATGTGGGTTTACCACATTGATTCTGAGTCATCCTTCACGGCTGGTTCAACCTTGGCCTTGTACAGCTTTGGTGCGTTGAAGGCTTTTGATTTCTTTTCGCCATCACCGGTGTACTTGACGGTCAGTTTCGTTCCAACCATTGTGGTTGCTCCGATTGCTTGAGCTGCTTCACGGATTGCTTTAACCATGTTGCCTCTCGCCCAAAGGTTGCCGATGCCATCGGCTGTGTTCATGGTGAATACGAAGACGTATCGCACGTCGCCGTTGTCCCAAGTTTTGACTGTCCCAGATGGATCACGGTCTTCGAGCTTCTTCACTTCGATTACCGTGCCGCTGTGGGTGTCATTGACATTCTCAAACTTCAAAGCGGGATACTTGCTCCCGCCTTCGGATAGGAATATGTCTGTCATGATGCTTTCTCCTCTATGTGGAATTGATTGGTTTCTGGGATATAGATCAGGTTCAGCAGGTCACGTGCGATGCCGTGGCAAGCGTTAGCGAATCGCTGTGCTTGTTTCACGTCAAGGTTTGCTAGTGCTTCACCTGGTTTGGTGTATTTCTGCATGGTGATTTGGGAACAGATGTCCTTCACCAAGTCTTCATCGAATTGGCCTGAGTCAAACAGAAGGAACAACCCTCTGGCTATCTCAAACCTTCGAAGAGATTTTGTTTCCTTCAGGCTGATGCTGCGACCAGCGATTTCAGCCTGTGTAATAAGCATCGCCATTCTTGCCCTGTCAGCACCTTGAATGCTATTCAAGCGTTCACGAATGTAGGTGACCGCTTGGTCATCGCCTGGCTGGTCTAGGTCACGACCCTCAATGGCGTTCATGCTGGCTCCGAATCAAACGCCTTCGACTTACGCTTGGCAGGCTTGGGTGCGGTTGGGTCAGCGTCAAAGAACGGGATGTCATGTTCAGCCTCTACAACCTGTAACGCTGCAACGAGTTTGTCCAACTGTGCATTGTCGCATTCAACGAGTTTTGGGCATCCTTCAGGCCATGTCACCTTCAGCATGTTTTGTGCTTTCGGGCTGAGGTTGGCGATCCGTGCTTTGACCCAGCCTTGCCTGATGGTGAGTTCGTTTGATGGTGCAGGAATGTCGTCCTGTGGTATCGGATTTACCACAGGCACGACATCTCCCTGCTTCTCGTCAGAGAACTTGTAAGGCTTGAACAGGTCTTTACGTTTGCGCCAGTCACGGGTTGCAAACGACATCTTCGCTGCTTCCCATCCTGCTTCAAGGTCAACTGTGTAGAACTTGCAGGTGGCTTCACCTGCTGGGAGATGGCAGATGATGCCTTCTTTCATGTCAAGTCCTGCTGGGAGTGCTGTGCGTTCGCCAGTTTTCCAATCGTAAATCCAGTCAGCGTGAGCGTACATGGCGAGCTGTACTGCGATTGAACCAAACGAGTATGACAAATCCGTTCCAGTCTTTAGGTCAAAGATGCAGATTTTTCCGTCACGGGTGGTGACGATTCGGTCTGCTGTACCAGCGTATTCATATTCGTCATTGATGAGCAGAACTTCAATCCATTCCTTACGCATACCGAAGTCCCATGCTGCGATTGAGGCAACATAAGTTTCAATATCAGCCTGTAATCCTTGAAGGATTTGTGGCTTCATCCCAAGGTCTAGTTGTTGGGTGATTGAGTGAAGTGCTGTACCAAGGTTTGCTCGACTGTATGCGCCTGCTGCTTCAATCGCATCGTTTGCAATCTTGTTCAGTTTGCTTCGATCATCCAACGATGTTGATGCTTGAGCAAGCAGATCGGCTCGTTGAACAATCCCTGTGATTGCCATGCGTGTTTTCCAATCAGCAAGTGATGATGAATCATCCAACACTTTTGCGATTGTTGTGACACGTGTATAACCACGTTCTTTGCCGGTGGCTGGGTCACTAATTTTGTAGCGACCCCAACGGTCTTTTGGTGCTTCCGCTAATAAACTGAACTCGTCTGATGTACTCATTCGCAGGCCTCCTAAAGCTTGGGAATTATGGGTGTGAATTGACCATAGCAGGTTGAACTACTTTGTCAAGCATTACTTCTACGGGGCGGGTGTTACAAGGTTTGGTTGGGTTGGTCAAGCATGAATAACAGTTCTGCCCAAACCTTCGCAGGCATCACCGCATACCAATCATCCACATTCGTTGACCCCCTACGCTTAATAATGACCGTACCAGTCCACGCTTTAGCGTTCTCCATCTCGACTTCAAGTTCACGCAAATAGCCTGGAATGTCAATCCGCTTCTCGTTCTTAACTTCGATGCAGACTCCAGGCATCCCGTCAATATCGCCTCTGTCGTCTTGCCATCCGGCACGACTGCGTTCAGCGTGAATCCAGCCAAGTTTGCGCAACCATTTCGCAACCGCTAACTCTGCTGCGGAACCTTTACGCTTCTGTGATGATGTCACCTGTACGCCTCCTAGACCGTTTCAACCTTTGACGCTCCATCGTAGTCGTACCACCCCAGATGCCTACCTCGTCGTTGTCTAACGCAAACTTGAGACAGATTCGACGCACGTTGCAACCAGCACAAAACAGTTTCGCATCAGCGATTGCGTGAGGTGAGCCTTCGTTGAAGAACAGTTCGGTTTCGCCTCTGCATCGTGCCATTTCCTGCCAGTCTGGGCGTTGTGGTCTGAAGGTGTTGTCACCATCTGACCACATGTCTACGACATGACCGCTGCTCATTGGTAGTCACGGTTGGTTGGATGGTTGTGACGCGCACGAGTTTCCATGCGTTGCCAATGGCGTTCCTGTGCTTCGATTCGCAGCTGTCGTTGATGTTCACGCACATTCAGGATGTGGATGTAGATGATTGCAACGAAGTTGAGTACGAAGAATAGTTTCCATTCGAGCGAGGTTGCTGGTTGCGCGTCTGGTAGGTCTTCGGCTGTTGGTAACAACCAGAAACCCCACATAATCGCCATACCTATCGCTACTGTTGCTTGCTTTTGTCTGTTTGTCATGATGCCCTCCTTTTGGGTCATTCATGAGATTAGGACAAGACTGGAGCGATGTGGTGGATGGTCACAAACTCCAATGACCTAGACCGCCATTGTCGTAAAGATATTTGGCTACCTTTAGGTTGCAGTCCACGTTGAACAGAACAGTCAAATCTCCGTATGGGGATTTGCATACTTTGGATGTCACGGTTTTCCAGCTGGAGTTGATTTGGACAAGTCCGAGGTCTTGGCTTTTGTTCCGGTTGAGTGTCGTGTTGTGGGCTTTAATTCGGCAGCGCGACTCGCGCCAAGCGATATACGAGAACGCTTTAACAGGTAGGCCGTGTTGAGCGAACTTGGGTTCCCATTGTGGGCATCGCTTCGTCTTGTCTTTGGGGACTCCCGCAGGCAGTATCTCGATGACGGTTGGCATCGGTTCACGGGGTAGTTGGGTTTGGGTGGCTGGGTGGGTTTGGGTGGGGTTTGGTTGGCTCGTGTAGGCGGTGCCTGCGAGGAGGGTGGATAGGGCGATGAGGCTTGCTGTGATTATGTGCAAGTTGTTTCCTTCCGTTTGTCCGATATATATCGCACACCCAAGGAGGGGGAGGTGTGCGGGATGTTCAAGCCCAATGAAGGCGGGCGAACGATCCGTGATTCAGTCTAGTGGTTCGGTTGGTACTTGGTTTGGTAGTACAGATTTAGTGCTTCTCTGACGACTTCTGCCTTAGACATCTCATATTTGGTGCATTCGTCCTCCACCCAATCAATCGTATATTGGGGGAGGCGAACGGTAAGTGTTGGGTATTTGGTCATCGTGCGAGGATTTCTGCTTCGTGAGCATCATCTAGGCATTCGTTGCATTCATCGTGCTTATTCATGACGCTTGCGTCCATGTGGATTGAGCAGACGATGTTGCCGTCTGAGTCTGTGTAGGTGTTCATGCGCTGTACCTGCATGATTCGCAGATGCTCTTGTCGTGACCAACAAGTTCGGCAAACTCAGTTACTTCTGCTTGACTCATTTTGTACCATTTGGTCATTGAGGTTGTGATGCTCTTCGCTGACTTGCGAATCTCAAGGGCAAACTTTGCTTCGTTGCCGATGTGCTTTTCGCAAGCGACCCGACCGTTTAGGTCTTCCCAGAATGCCATTGTCGTTACTGCTTCCATGATGTCCCTCCTTGGACTATCAGCAGGTGGTTCCTGCCGATGACTTAAGTATAGGGATTGTAAGACAAATTGCAAGCATTATTTCAAGATTTTTTTAACCCTTTATTTGCAAGGGTTTCAGGGGCTAGACCAGGGATATTCTTAGTCATCACCCGCATATTCTGCACCATTTCGGCTGGGATGCACAGAACCCCATCAACGTCATCGGAGTCGGTCTTCGACTGGAATATGGTGATATGGCCTTCTTTGCCACCATCGCTAATTGGAAGCAGGAACCCTGCACTAACAACGACACACGGGTCTTGACCTATTTCGTCTATCGGTGTCCATGAGTCGGTGGCTGCGTGTGCGTCATGCCAGATGACCACCACCATCGTTCGCATCTCATCCTGCGACATAGTCTCGTCCTCTCCACCTAGCCCAACCGTCACGAATAGGAATCATCTCAAGATTAAACTCCCCGTCACCAGGAATGTATTCAACGACTGAGAGTCCTTGTTGCCAGTCTTCCGCTCGATACAACGGACGACCATCCAAGTCATGTCCTCCACGAGTCGAAGGAACAGCACCATCAATTCGAGCCAAGCAACCTGGCGATGCTGCGAGGATTGTTCTCGCTCCGTCATGGTCGTCCCGTGTGCGTTCTGCCCATTCTCGTCGGTGGATGTGACCGTAGATGACTGAGGTTTTGACTGTCGCAAGATACTTGTGGGCGGTACTTCCACCGGATGCAACCTTGTCACCATGAATGACATGGAGTCGCTGGTTGATCCAATGCGCTCCCGTCGGGTATCCAGGCAGATACTCCACGTCATAGTCATCAAGGTTGCAGAGATACGGCACCGACATCACAGGCCACTCTTCAGGCCTGAGTCCTCGACGCAACCCGAACGCTGCACCAGCACCATCAAGGATGAAGTTGCCGAGTCGTTCCTCATGGTTGCCTGCGATCCAAACGATTCGAGCATCGGGGGCTAGTTTGCGTAACTGTGCGCACAGCTGGCTGGCACGGTCAATCGCTGCTTGGGTGGTGCGGGCGAACGCTGGGGTGTACCGGTATTTGCCAAACTCACAGAGGTCTAGGTTGTCACCAACCAACACAATCTGGTCAGGCTTGGATGCTTTAACAATCTGTAACGCTACATCTAAGGCTTGCTCGTCGTGGATGGGTTCAAGAGAATTGTCGTGGCTTCTAAAGTATCCGAGTTGCATGTCGGGGAGGATGACCGCCACCGCATAGTCGCGTTGAGGTGTCTTCGATGTCTTCGTTGCAGGGAGCGCATACTTCTTGCCTTGTGAAACAACAGGCCACGAAGGATAATACGACTGGCGTATTTCATTTAACAGAGTCACAAGTTGCCCTATATCGTGTGATAACCGAACCAGACAACGTGATTTTTCTAGCCTGCAAAGCCTTAATGATTTGTGCAGGTCTGATTGTTAAATCGTTTAACGCTTCAATTAAATCTTTACCATCAGGTTCACCGAGTTCGGCAACGATTGCATCAATGCGACCATTCTTCCCAGCTTGCTGACCTTTAATTTCGTTTAGAAACTTCCCCACCCGTAGCCTCCTTGAGATGCCAGTCGATATGCGAATCTAACTTACTATCAATTCGCTCAACATTTCCACCGACTGCCCGCAGGATTTCCATGACGTTTGCATGGTCTTCTGTGTTTTCTTTACGGAACATCAACAGAAGCGTAGTAATGATTCCACCAACTGCGGTGACCAACGCTGCTAGAACCATCTCCATCTCAAATCACAACCCTGTCAGCGAGCAATTCCTTCAACCTTGCAGGGGTCTTATCACCGGCAACATACCTGATGTGCCAAGGCTCAGACTGCAACTCCCAAGACCAACCCAACGAGGGGGCTTCAGCCAACAAGAACTGCAACCCTGACCGCTTAGCAATCTTAGGTTTCGTCGTGATTGACACAACCCCACCCTTCTTGCCTTTGGTTTTGACAGCAGCGTCAATAGCCAAACCCCAGCCATGATTGCTGGTACCAGGTGTTGCCACCGGTGCGCCATTGTGCAGATACCATTTCTCCCCGTTGAACGTGCGCACAACCTGAGTCGGTTTCTTGGCGTTAGGGAATGGTTTCATCCGTGACTCAAACAACGCTAACTGCTGTTCATAGGGGCGGTAGTCGCCAACATGAACTAAGTCCAAACCTTCTTTGGCTGCGAGTTCCCGAAGGAGTGTCCACGATATCGCTGCGAGATGGTGCATCCGTCCCGATGGTGCGATTCGACGTAGCAAAGTTGCGGGAAGTTTCCCGTTCTGACAGCCCTTCAAATCTTTAGGCATCACCAACTTCGCTATCGGCAACGCCATTACTTAGCCTTGCCGAACGCTTCAGCGATTTCCTCTTTGGAAAGAACACCATCAGAAGACCATGCACGAAGCAACGATTCAGTCACTTTTGCTGCAGCGACGATGCCAGCAATCGCTGCTGCCTTCCACAGTTGCACGTCAAGTACTGCACCACCGGCAACAGCAGCCAAAGCTGATGAACCGAATACTGCAACGATACGAAGGATGAGGGTCTTGAGGGTTTCCATTAGTTGTCCTTATTGGTTAGTGCGCCGATGAAGTGAAGAACGAGAGCTGCGATAGTGAGCCAGATCACGATCTTTTGTAGCCCACCAGAGAGCGTCAGGATGGTGGTGATTGATGCTGCGATTGTCCATATCAGCGCATGGAACTCACCCCAAAACTTCATCACTTAATCCTTCGACTCGGTGCAGGGGCTACCGTCAAGAATACAGCACCTAACGCAATCAACGCACGACGAGTACCAACAGGCACAGTCGAGTTGAGTGGAACATAAGTGTCAGCGAAACCTTCAAAAATATTCAGCACAGATTCAAACGCTTTACGCACTTCTTGGGGTGCTTCCTGCACCGCTTCAACTACCGCTTCGGCTTCGTCGGGGCTGAGTTCGGTTGGGGTGATTTGGGTGAAGAGTTGTTCGGCTTGGTTGGGGGTGATGTTTTCTAGGACGGCTGGGCTGGTGATGAGGAGGGTGGCTTGGCTGGTGTCTAGGTCTTTAGCCAGTACTTCATCCACGATGGCTTCTATGGCCTCTGTGGACGCTTCTGAGAGGGCTTCTAGTGTGTCTAGTAGTTCTGTTTGGGTGAGCGGTTTTGGTTCGTCTGTGGGGGCTTGTAGCGTTGTGGTCACATCAGGTTCAGATGTGGTTACGGGAGGGACGGTTGATGTCGTTGTTGGTGGATTTGTTGAAGTTGTGCTGGTTGTTTGTAACGGAGGCGGGAGCGTTGTGGTGGGGGCTGGTTCTGGTTCCGTTGTGGTGGTTGTCGTTGTTGTTTCGGGAACAGTAGAGGTCGTTGCCGGTGGAACATAAACCGTCGTGGTCGTTGTTGGGGCAACATAGACCGTCGTGGTCGTTACTGGTGGAACATAAACCGTCGTGGTCGTTGTTGGGGCTACAGTCGTTGAGGTACTTGTCGTCGTTGAGCTAGTTGAGGTAACCGTTGAAACTGTTTCTTGGATTGTTGTTGACGTTTGTGGTGGTTCCGTTGTGGTTGATGGGACGGATGTTTGAGGAAGACTCGAAGTCGTAGAAGTTGTTTCTTGAACTGTCGTAGTAGTCGGGTTGGTGACAGGGACAGTCGTTGACGGGACAGTAGAAGTAGAGGTCGTCGTCGTTGTTGTGGATGAGGTTGTAGATACCCATTCACCCAAGCCTAATGTCAACCCCGTAATCGTCAGCAGACCTGGTTGGCAGCATGAGTCAATCGAGAACTGTCGGAACGCAAACACATCCCCAGCCTCAACCGTCACCAGCTCTGATCCGGTGGCATTGTTCTCATTCGTCAGTTGTGTGACAACACCATTAAGGATAATTTGTGGTGGGTCATACCAAGCCCCATCAGTCGTCTGATACTCCCATTGGAAACCGAGTTCCGTTGTGTCCTCTGGGATGATGGCCTGCACCTGCACCCAATGAGACTGACCAGCACACGTCCCACCATCAGCACCCGTCAACCTAAACCCCGCCTCAACCTCCTCAACCTGTCCACCCTCAACAGCGAGGCAAGACTTCGAGAACTCCCACACACCCAAACCGTCAGCCTCAGCTGATGATGATGTGAAAAGGAAACCTAAAAACGCAGGTAAAAAAACTAGCCAGCGTGAACGGAACACATCAGATTACTTAGATGAGCGGTGTTTGTGCTGGCTGTTGGTCTGGGTTGTCTTGATACCAACGCATTAAAGCCCAAGCCTCTACGGCTTCATCGTATTCGGCTTTAGTTAGTTTGCGTGTGACGCCATTTTCGGTGACATGCATTTCGGGGTTTTCTGCTCGGCATTGTTCGGCGTATTGTTCTTTAGTTGTCATTATGCGGCCTCATAAACAAATTGAAACGTAAACTTGTCAGTAGCGGCCCAAGTCATCGGGGCTGTTGCGGTAATTGAGCCAAATGAAACATAGGTTCCAGCCGCAAAATCTGCATAAAGAACTACTGCCGTAGTACTTACTCCAACTGTAGTACCCCAATAGACCTGTGCGCCTGTGTCGTCGATACGACTTTTACCCGCTTGTATTGCTTGAAATCGTGTAGCCGCTATAGGCAAAGTCAAAGTAGGTGCGCCAGTAACAGAGGAAGTACTACCCAAAGTTTCCTCGACATACACATAAACTAATTTGTTTACGCGCATGTAATACGCAACGCTTGTGCCGTTGCCCCGTGTGTAGCTGCCAAAAGTCGGAGTGAACGAAACAGCGGTTTCGCCAATGCCGTTCAATTGGGCGGCCTCAAGGATTGACCCTGCTACGAATGGGAATGGGTTAGCCATAGTTGTCTAGTGTAACACTCAGGTCAACGCATTCGTAGAGTCCATGACCCCAAACAATAAGTCGTCAAGCAGGAACGCATAAACCAAATCAGCCTGACCCAACCCCAAAAACACCTCATGACGTGAAGGCGAAATCTGATGACGAATTGACTCAACAAAAACATTCTGACGAATCACCGAAGGCGAACCAACAGCGAACCGTTTCTCCACCGTCAAAATATCACCAATCTCCAACGAAGCGATCAGCTCCTGCTGAGCAGAAGATAACCCGTTCAACAACACACTTGTCTCATTGAACACCACCTCCGGTGTCTGATACCTGTCCAACAAAGACACAGCCAAAGCCGAACCAGCAGCATCATCCACCAACGGCAAATTATTTAAAGCAAAGTTCTTAATCCCATACTCAGCCTGCGAAGCCGTACCATTCGCCACACTCAACACCGACGACCCCAACACCTGAACCGAAATACGATTCAACACAGTCTCAGCCCCATACAAATTATTCAACGAACGAATCGGAATATCCGTCACCCCAGTCCCACCCAACACCGCCACAGCCGTCCCAAATGAAGTTTCAATACGAGCATCAAACACCAACATCCCATCACGGGACGCATAGAACCGACCATTCTCCGAAACCTGCAAAGCCTGCAAAGCCTCCAACACATTCGTATTATCCTCATACGCAACCGTCCCAACCGTTGCCAACCCAGGATTAATCTCACGCAACGCAGTCGACCAAGCCACCTCATTCCTCGACAAAATCTCATCAACCCGCTCAGACGTCAACTGTTGTGAAGGATTAAACCCGACAAGGTTCGTCTGAGCTAACTGTGCCAAAGCATCAACAGCGAGAATCTGTGCAGATGACAAGTTCGGCTCATCGTATTCAATGTTCAAGTCATAGACATAACCCTTAAACATCGCAGCTGTACCAGCCGAACCACCATAAACCTCAATCGCTCGACGTGGCGCAATACCTAAATCCCCCTGATACCAAGGTGAGTCTGTGTTCAACGGGTCAAACGACCTACCAGACGCACGGTCATCAGTGAGGATGGCAAGCGTTCCGGTGTTGAACGTATCCAACTGATTAGACCGTCCACGATTGATCGTGATGTTCTGAACATACTCAGTAATATCTACGAACTCTGTAGAACCATCCAACACAGCGTTAACATCATCAAGTTCGCTGGTATCCAAAATAAAACGGTTAGCAATAAAACCGACATCCAAATTGACCTTAAGGGTTTCCCCCCAAACCGCTTGCCTAGCCATTATCTAACGCCAACAAAGTTCCCGATAGAACCAAACGAGAACTGACTACCAGTAAAGTTCAAGTATTCACGCAAGTACTGGTCAATCTCCTGACCGACCTCAATCCCACTCGCACCCAACCCAGCATTAACCTCGATATTCACATTCGGCATACCGAACTGTCCACCAGGCTGATAAACACCGCTCGTCGCTAAAGTTTGTGCGCCAGTAACCATAGCCATCGGATTAGGCATCCCACCCAACACCTTCGGATACTTAGCAATCAAATCAGCCGTAGCCTGCAACGCAGCATTGAACTCCTCCTGAGCGTTCTTCGTATTAGTGACCGCATCCTCCCAAGCCTCATACGCCGAGACCTGCGCACGAGTCGCATCCTCAACTTGTTCCAACGCTCGGTCATAAAGAATCGAACCAACAGTCGCACCATAAATCGCCTCATTCAGAGACCGTTGCTGGTCATTCAACTCCTTAGCCGATCTAGCCTGCGAATCAGTAGCATCAGCAACCGACAACTTCGCCTCAGCCAAATCAATCTCAGCACGACGAATCTCGGTAGCAGAAGACTCAGGGTCTTTACGAACCTCAGCCAGTTTCTTCTCAGCATCAGCAACCGAGAACACAGCCTCCTCAACCGCATACGTTGCTCGTTCCTGATTGCGTTGAGCCTTAGCCAACTCAGCCTGCGCAGCCAACGCCTCCGGTGAACCAGCACCAAAGCCACGCTCAATCTGAGCCAACTTAGCCTTAGCATCAGCCAAGTTCGTATTCGCATCAGTCAACGAAGCAAGCGACTTACTCTCAGCCTTCCCAGCCTTACTCAACCGATCCTGCAAACGCTCAGATACACCTAGGCTCTTGTTGTATTCATCCAACTTTTGTGTTGCTGTCTTCAAAGTCTTAGTTACCTTACCTAAGCCTTTAGTGTCATCAGTCAATTCCTCAACTGAACCCTTGAAACCAGACTGCTCGTTAATGGTGTCACGAATGCTCCGTTTGTAATTATTGATAGGTACAGCGATTGCATCAAACTTTTTGCCCACCTCATCAACATTGATGTAGTCGTTGGTTGCTTTGTAGAAGTCTTTTGCTGCGCCTACAAAGTCACGACTGAGAAGTTTGAAGTTTGCGCTAGTGATGTAATAGGCCTTGGCTATCACGTTTATAGCGGTTGCTGCTGCAACAGCAATCGCTTTGAATACTCCTGCTACGCCTGTTCCGGCTTTGCCTGATTCGAATAGGAGTTGCTGGAAACCAGCGACCAAACCTTTTTCACCGATGACTGTGGTGACACGTTGAATCGCTGGGGCAACATTTTTAACTAAGAAGTCTGTGAACTTTTGTAGATATGGCAGAAGGGCAGCACCAATGGTTTCTAGAATCTCACCGAATTGACCAGACAAAATCTTTAACTGTCCGCTGAAAGTTCCTGCAGCGGTTTCTGCAGCACCGCCGAACTGATCGTTCAATAGGCCAACAACCTTTTCAAAGTCTTTGGACTTCTTGATGTTGTCGTCAAGTGGAATACCTAAACGAGATAATGCTGTGAACTGTCCTTGGCTGGCCTTAGCCAACGCCAATGTGACCGACGCAAGGTCTTTACCTGTGGCAGCAGAAATATCTTGAGCAGTATTGAGCAGGTCTTGAGATTGAGTCAGGTCACCAGTTGACCGAACTAGTAAGCCCAGCGAAGTTCTAAGCTCCACATCCGACGTTCCGGTGCGAAGTTGTGTAACCGAAATGTACCGTTCAGCCGAAGCCGTCAACGCCTCATTGGCTCCAAAGGTTTTCTCCAACTGACGCTGTAACTCTGCCTGCGATGCTTGGTCTTCGATCGCAGCCTTAACCGATTTAGTTAATCCAACAGCGATAGCACCGAAGGCTGCGGTAGCCCCAACTGCCAAAGCACCAAACAAAGGTGAGGTCTTAGAAACCTGATTCCCGAAACCCTTGATGTCACCGGATAGAAGTTTCAGCCCTGCTTTGGCTGCAGCGGTATCAGAAATAAACTTAACAACGAACGTCCGCTCACCAGCCATACGCCGATTCTACTCAATAACAGACAACCCATTCCGCAAAGCAACAAACTCATCAAGCATCGCATAATACAAAGCCTTCCCCGACAGGCCGTCCCATCGAGAAATATCTACAGGCGCATCCCACCAAGCATCATCCAAAATCTCTGAACCAGCACGACGCTGACGAGGCTGACGAACCTGCTTCGAGCGAGGCGAGACAGGATTGATGACAGGTTCAACATCCAACCTGAACGACGAATCCAACAACGCACCATGACCTTCATGGAACTCAAACGGCTGATTTGGTGCATGTTGAGGGAGATAGAAAATACGAGCAGGGTCTTTAGTCTGAGGGTCACCGACCAACCCGATACGGTCATGCAACTCAGCCCACACCACACGCCACAACGAAGCAGGAACTTTCTCCGCTAACGGTAGAACCAGGTGATAGTGAGGATCATCTAAACGATGCGAATAGGTGGAATAGGCAAACCACTCCAACCCATCAAGCCGTGCATGGTCAAACGCTTCACCGTCCATGTCCACAACCAATGCCTCAACAAACCTGACATTCCTGTTACCACGAGTCGTACCCTGGTCATACTCAACCGGAGACCACAACGCCCCCGCAGCCTTGACAGCATTCTCCTCATGGAACGACAACAGTTCTTTGAGTTGTTCCCAAGACGAAGCCAACGGCTTCGGATAAACAGACTTCACATTCTTAAACAGAACTGCCATAACCCCTCCTCCTAGAAGGGTACAGGAAACCCAGCCAAAGTCAAGCCTTATCTTTTAAGGTGTTCAACACTCGCTGGATAGCGTCCAAATACTCCCTAGCGATATTCTCTTTTTCCTTACGGACAGTAGGCCAGAAGAAATAACCAGAACGCCCACGATGGCGCAAGAACTGGCTGGTATGCCCGCCACCCTTACGATACCCGTCACGAGACTCACCCTTTTTATTTACCGACCTAGCCCCAACAGAAGTCTTTAACCCTTTACCGAACTTGCCTCCACCGAACTCGGCGCCAAAGAACACATCACCCCTAGTCACCTTCCGCTTGCGCTTCCTGTTCGGGTTTGATTTAGAAACAAACGCAGAACTAGAACTCAAAGCAATCGTAGGAATACGGTCAGACCTAGCCTTCATTCCCTTCATCACCTCAGTTGCCTGACTGCTACGTTTCACAGACGTAGCCTCAGCCTTCGCTTTTTCAACTAGGTTTTGTGCCACACTCTGTGCAGCCTTACGCATCTCAGTATTAAATCTCTCGTCAGCCTTCGCAGCGTCACGCAAGAAGGCTGCGATACCGATAATTTGAACAGGGTCATTCCCACCAGTAATTGAAACCTGTCCTGCTCTACCTATCGCTTGCGCCATAAGAACAGACTACTTGTTTAGATGAATTGCTCTCCAACGCAAATAAGCAAACATCGTGAACAACATTCGAGGGTCTTCTGCCAGCAACACCGATGGAGCGATACCTGTCTCAACAGACAGGTATGCAATCATCCAATGCGCTGACTGGTCTCCAAAGGGACGATCACAGCGTCAGCTTGATCCCCTAACTCCAACGCCTCAATCTCGTTAATCCATGAATCAAAATCTAAACCCGTCTTCTTCTGACGATGCTCAGAATGCCAAGCCATAAACGCAAGGTCAGTCAAAGTGAGTTCGGCTTCAAACTTCGCAACACTCTTGCTGAAGTTTTTTTCAAACGCAATAAAGTCAGGGAACGTCGCCATGATTGTTCGCTTGGATTGATCCAAAGCAGAAGTAACTTCCAATGCTATTTTCATTTTTCCTCCGCAGGGTTAAGGGTTAAAAGTTATGCGCCAGTACCGGTCTTAGTTACAGCACCATCAATTGGGTAGGTGACCGATGCAGTAGCAAGATCGCCAACAGCACCAGCAACAGGAGTCCAAGTCAACGGAAGCACATTGAATGCGTACTGTGGGTTCGTGCTTGAAGCAGCAGCAGTTCCGTTTGGCTTAACTGTCATTGGTACAGCAGTTCCACCAGCCCAAGCGTCATAGAACAACTTCTCAATCGTTGGATAATCCTGATGCAAATCAATCGTGATCGAGTTGTCTTGAAGACCCGAGATACGAGTAACCGCACCAGACGAACCGAACGAAGTTGTAGCAACTTCAGCCTTTGACAGGTTCAGAGTTACTGATGCAACGTATGACGTGATGTCTGTTGCAGCTGTGCCGAAGGTGACCGCTACGTTTGTGAGAACTTGCTTTGCCATATTTGATACTCCTGCCTCACGGCACTCGAAGATTAACTAATAAAACTCTACACGCCAGCAAGCCAGCGAATCAATAGACTAAGCGTACACCACCACACGGAAGTCAACCATCAAATAGGTTGCATCGTTGCCATCCATCGTGGAGATATTTGAGGCAGACTCAACCAAAAGATTCTGCACCACACCACCCAAAGACCGGTCAGCTTCCAACGCTGCACGAACCGAAGTGGAACCCTCATAGGATAGAAACCCATCCAAGGCGGTCTGGGCTGTACGTTCCGCAGACCGACCCACAACCACAGACACCACGAAGATATGGGTGACTAGCCCACCACGCATCGCCCCGTTGTAGGTGATTGAATCCAACATAGGCCAAGCAAACGGAGCATTCAGATTGTCAGGTTGCTGAGCGTAAGCCCTCAGACCTGGGATCGTGGCTAAAGCGTTAGCGAGACCAGTCTTGATGTCGGTGACAGAGTAACTCATGCAAATATCCGCATACGACGATACGGCTCGACTAGCTGAGCCATATCAGGGTCAAGGAAGCGAGACACACGAATCGCACCCAAGTCACCGAAGCCTGCCACACCGAGCGGAGAGTCGTAGCGTTTGAAGATGCGTGAAGCCTGAATGATTGTGGCTTGGGTGATTGGCTCCGGCACCGAAGGCCAACCGAACACAGCAGTCACCTGAACCAAAGCCTGCTCACCATAATTGGCATTGACCGTTGGGAACAGGTAGTCGCCAACAGCACGAATCTTGTCGTAGCTCCATGTCAACCCGTCAAGGTTTCCGTTCAACGGTTCCAACTGGTAGTCAGATACTTTCCATGTCACATCAAAAGTTCCGTCAGCCTGTGACGATGTTTTGAGTGTGAGTGCTGTACCAGCAACATCATCAATGGAGCAGTAGAACGAATCTTCTGCTTGGAAGACTCGTGCCTCTGCTGTGCCTGACTGCCAGAACCGACGATTGCAATAGCCATCAATTAGACGTGATGCAGCCCCAACACAGTTATCAATCAAGTCGTCATCAAGGGTGTCAGCCGTTCCAATTCGGAGAGCTGCTTTGACCTGATTTCTGGTTGCGTAGCCTTGGTTAATCATGGTGTTCCGATTCTAGTTGATTGAAGCAAAGCCACGATACTGAACACCCTCAAGGCTGTAGTTCACAAACGGGTTCAACGAATACACCTGACATGAGTAGACATCCCACAACCGTTGCTTCATCGCTCGAAGGTGCATCTCATATAAAGCCCAAGGAGAATCACCTGGCACATAACCATCCACCCTGTCACGCCCACCAAGCGAACCACAGTCAGCCCCAACAAGGACTATGAACTTCGCTCCCATGTGCGCTGCCAAGTGCATCGCCCCATGAATGCTTGATGAGCCGATAGTCAACTGTCCTGACAGCACAGCCCAATCTTTTCCATGAGGATCAAAGGTTGTTCCTGGTCTGCCGGTGCGAGTGCCGAAGGTGGTGATGTTCGGCATAAACCCACCGAACGACCCATCAGTTCCGTGTTCCCTTTCAGGGGTGAAAACACCGATACAGTCCTCACGCACAGCCTCACTCTTAGCGTCCTCGTGGTAATGGCTGAAACAGTAGTAACCCTTCAGCCCGAATACTGAGCCAACGAAGTTGACTGCGATGGTGAGTTTGTCGTCAAAGAAGTCTGGTGTCAGATAGTCGAGTGTTGCTCCTGATCCGAGAACATAGATGGTCTCGCCTTCATGCAGATTCTCATAATCATCCATCGGGTCGTATTCTCTTAGTCCCATCCCAATTCCCTTCTCCGTGTTAAATCCCAATGACCCGCATCGGGAAGACCTGACTGCCATCGCATCGCATGAAGCGCAGCATTGGAGGCGAAGCTCTTGCCGTTGCGTTCCTGAAACTCTGGTGCCGAGTTAATCGTAGACGAGTTATCATGAACCACCCCAGCGTCAGAAGTCCAGAACTTTATATTCAACCGTTGCGCACGTTCCTGAAAATCGTTGTCCTCAAAATATGCGGGGACATAACACTCGCTGAACAACCCAACCTTGGCAACCACCTCAGACCCAATCCACGCACAACACCAACCAGGCTGAGCCTCAGTCAACGTCACCGAATCAGGTTGACAATCCTTGTAGAAAACTTCTAACTGTCCAAGCTCAAAGTACGCATCCGAGTTCAGCAGTATCCAGCCGTCAGCGTGAGGAGTTGCCTTGATGCCGAGGTTCCATGATGGAGCAACACCGAGGTTCGTAGGCATTGACCAGACGTAATAGTTCTTTACATGGCGACGGTCAATCACCCAAGGGTAATCATGCAGGGTGGACTGCCCGCCGTTATCAATGACGATGAGTGTTTCCACCGGATAGTCGATGGACTGCAAGCAGCGTTCTAGTAGGTCATACCTGTTTAGGACGGGGACGACGATGACTGGCACCATGCAGTCAACTCCTTCATGATTGGCTTCCAGTAAGCGTCATAAACCTTGTCTGCTCGGTATTGGTCAGCAAAGGCCACAGCCTCGTCAGACACGCCTCTAGGAGCCTCGTAGGCGTCAATCAGAGCCTCTACGATGGACGGCACCTGTGGGGTGCAGAACCAAGACTTCTGATGACTATCCCAGAACGGCTGAATCGCCACAGCTGACCCAACCCCAACCAACTCAGGCTGAGCGGTGTAGTCAGAAACGATGACCCGTGTACCGCAGGCCTGAGCCTCGATAACAGGGATACCGAAACCCTCACCCATCGAGCAAGCCAACAACACATCCGAAGCCGTGTACAACGCAGCCAACGCCTGCTGAGGGAAACCAGTCCGATACGCATACGGGTCAACAATCTTGTATTGCTCAGGCTTCACACCACACGCATCCAACAGATGCACAAGGTTGATACCACCCATCGCACCATCACGCTCCGTGTGTAGAT